GGGGACAGCAGCCATAATAGTATAGGGGATATAAGTTTGGATATAAGTTTGGGTGGAATAGCCATTGTTTATAAGAAATTCTTATAGTAGAATAACCTTTAGAATACTTCCCATTTTAGGTTGATCCTGGTACACGTTTGAGAATTGATCTCATATTTATTTTCAAGATATTTCCTTAATATAATAAATTCATTCCAGGGCACTAACAAACCATATGAATAGGAATGAATCCAAGGACTTAAAAATGGCTGCAATCTTGGTTAATATCCCCAAGGAAACTAATCATAGTATCTAGAACATAATATAAAAGGCTAAAGTATACCATGAAATAAATACATGGTTGGGATTTAAACAATTACACGCGGGGAATTATACAATGGCAATAAGTGGCACTGGATCTGGTGGTTATTTCAATAACAGATGGCATATGATATCTAAGTTTGCATCTAATTTGCAACTCGAGATCAATACTGATACAAAAGGAATGAATGTAGATGGTAGTATACTACCATCTCAGAGATTTAGTTCATTAACTCTAACTAAAATACAAGCTTTACAACAACTCATAGAACTAGCAGGTTTAGTTGCTATGGAGATAGAAATACTATACTCAGATGGGCAAGGGGAAACTAACTTTAATATGTTAGTGGATCAATTACTAAATAAATATACAGCAGCAGCAAATGTAAAAAACAAGGAGAGTAAGTAATGTTTCAAAAAGGCGAAGTAGTAGTGTATGATGGGATAGAGCATATCATTATAGATATTAACTATGATACAAAAATGGTAACAATCGGAATCCCAGATCCAGATAATATCACACGTAATAAACTAACAGTCAATTGGCGTAAGCTTAGTTATCAATCTTAATGAAGAAACAAAAAAAGAAAGTCAAAAAATTAAAGGTAAATCTCGCAGCCCTTAAGATCAATACTGACTATGCGTTTAAGAAGCATTTCAGGAATGATAATAGGGGTTGCAGTCATTACCATATTGATAATGATGGAAGTTGCTGTCATTGTGGAGAGTCAGATGTCCTATTTAAATTATTTAAAGGACTAAGAAATCATTTAAAGGAATAAGAAAAAAATGTTAAATAAGATATATAACTTTACAGCATTTATTACATTAGCCATAATTTCAATGATATGTATATTGGCATTTATCTTATATGTCATATCAGTTTCTATCTATTATGTGTTAGCATATTTATTTGCTAAACTAATTAAAAAGATTAAGATAAACTTTAGGTATGGAACCAGGATATAAGCCAAAAAATAAACATTGCTTTTATTAAAAGCTCTGCTTAGTTATTAATATATGTAATGGAAAGTTATAAAATGGATGCAAAAAAAAGGGATCTGTATAAGCATCCCTTAATCCTTTTATTCAGTAAACAAGCCTGTTATAAATCCAAAGATAAAACATCCAATTCCAACTACTACAATAACACCAGTTCCAACTTTGGCGATAAAACTTTTTTCTTGTTCATGTTGTTTTTCGTTCATAATAATTCTCCTCTTAAGAATATTAATATTGATATAAATAAGAACAATTCCTATTTCATATCATTTATTAATATATATAGAACCCCTATTATATATGTGCTCAGGGTAGCGCTCACGTACAAAATAAATAATTTTTCAAGTGCGCGCTCGGATATAAAAAAGACTTGGGTTATCTTTACCCCCGTACACGGTGGAAGGGTTAGGTGGCACTTAGACGAAAAAAGTCAAACGCAATATGAAAAAGTGTTTTAGAAAGTATCTCAAAATTTTACCCAGAAATTTTTTACAGTTTGAAATAACAATAATGGCTGGTGCCCCAAGTAACTATCCCCAAACATAATCTATGGATACTAGCAACTAATACTTGTTATTCACTAAAGCTATTCAGGGTTTTACCTTATCTTCAATTATAATAACTACTTATGGATACTAACCCCATTCAACAAAAAAAAAAGAATCCTATATAAGCAATTCTTTTAATGTTATCTAGTTTAGAGTCTTTCAAGATAACAATGACTGTACCGTAATATTTATAGTCACAGCGGCCAATATGACTCTCTATTTTTTTAACGTCATGAGAGATCGACAACAGCGTGTTGTGTGTAGTCGTAATACTACCGACTCTAAAATAATATAATTGAAACTTTAATAATCTCCTTTTTAAATTTTCCATGAACGAATAGCAATAGTAGAATTATTACATTCATGTCCAGGACAAACTATATTAAACTGCAGAAGCTTACCATCTTCTCTCATGAATGAACAATCTGTATAACCAATATATGCCAGTTCATTTTTAGAGATGCCCTGCTCTTTACTCAGTATCATTGCTGCTTTTTTTATAAGGTTATTCATTTTAATATTCTCCTTCTTAATTAAATAATAACAAAATCTCCTTCTTAGTTATTAATATATATAGAACAATGGATTTATAATAAGAACAAATAATAAAAAAGACTAGTACCTCAGGATACTAGCAACTAAGGAACATAATAATAAAAGGAAACAATACTATGATGGAACTCTCAGACCATATTTTATATGGATGTTGTTGGACAATACCTGAACAACCCAGTTATATGATTGCAAAACATATTTCAGTTGCTAGTTGGGCAATTGAAGAGATCAGTATACCGATACATAAACTTAATTTAGATGACATGGATTTAGAGATGTTAAAAGAAATAATGGGAACTATCTAAAAAGGAAAGTGAATATGAAACTTAAATGTATTAAGTGTGGAAAGTATCTTGGAGAAATAAGAGATGCTAATTTAAGAAAGAATATTACTCATTTATGTAAGGAGTGTACTGCTATATTAATTAAACCAAAACAAAAGAAAGAAGAAGTAAATGATTTCTTTAATGAGTTTTTTAAAGATATGTTTAAAGGGTTTTAATAATGGAAGAGTTTAATATTAAAACAATATATGAAGAGATTGAAAGATTAAATGGGTTAATTAATAATTGTAGTCAAGCTCGTACTACATTAGAGAATATATATAATAGCAAGATAGATAAACTAAGAAGAGATGTTAATAAGTATCAAAATAGAATAAGAATTTTAAAGTTTGATAACGAAATAATAGAGGAGAAACAAAATGAAAGTAAAATTTAATACGAACAAAGGCGAATTTACAGGAACATTAATTAAAGACAATCCTAAGACAGTTATCGTTAAATTTGATTATAAAGAAGAGATAAAAGAAAAGGGAGCTAAAGCAATATTTAAAACATATACTACTTTTATTAAGAGACATAAGATTAAAGATCATGTCTTATTTGTGTAATGAAATTAGAATCTGGTGAAGGGAGAAAAGAAATTATTATGAATGCTCCAGACAATTTAGATGTATTATCATATATTGAATTTTATTATAAATGTGTAAGATGTTTAGGGACTGGAAAATTAGATTGGATTAATCGGATTATTAAACCAGAAGTAAGTATATGCATAGAGAAACGAACAATATATAAAAGTTCTCGAACGGGAACTCCATTGAGGGTATAAACTAAGATGTAATGAATGTGATGGAACAGGTATCATGAGATACCCTACTGGGGGAAATGTAACTATGATAAGAGATTGTGATAAATGTTGTGGAACAGGAATATTAGATGGGATTGAAACTAAAGTTGAAAAGAAACCTGAGTTTACCACTTGGAGTAAAAAAATTCAAAGCAAAAAAGAGTCCTGTGATAGCAACTCTTTTTAATATATAGAATATTTGATTTTAAATTCAAAAATAATACATTACTCTTATTAAAAGCTTTGCTTAGTTATTAATATATGTAATGGAAAGTTATAAAATGGATGCAAAAAAAAGGAGTTATAATATCATAACTCCTCCTTCCTTTGGTTTCTAACTTAAAGTATTATTCATTGCCTCCTATTATAAAACCTATTATAGCACATCCAATTCCAACTACTGCAATTACAGCAATTCCAACTTTTGCAATAAAACTTTTTTCTTTTTCATGTTGTTCTTCTGTCATTTTAAAATCTCCTCTTTAAATTAATTAATTAAAATATTCATATTTTTTAAAAAACTAGAACCATTACCTCCTTTCTTATATTAGTTATTAATATATATAGAATATGGATTCTTATTTAGAACAAAAATAAAAAGGAATATAAATTATGAATGAAATGTCTTTTACAGTTTTAATAATATTAATGATAATATTTTTCGCATTATTTACAGCAAGTTATTTATCAATAAGAATGTTAATGCCTTTATTTGATTATATTGTATTTGGATTAATGGATTTATACAATAATATATCTTTAAAATTTATCAAAAGGAAATAGAATGAGTTATTCAAGATGGGGTGGTAGTCGATGGTATACATTTTGGTGTGTTCAAAATGAAAAAACTGAAACCAGAGATACAGCTATATTTGAAATATGTGCAGTTGTATCTTTTACAGCTAAAGAATTAAGAGACGATAAATATAAATGTCTTAATATAGTTAAAGAAAAAGAAAATAAAGCAACAAAATATATTGTTTCTGAAGAAGAAATTAATGAGTTAGGGGTTTATATGGACTTTTTCTTAAAAGAAGTTAATAATGAATATGGAAAGCAAAAAAAGGGAATATAAACAACTACTTATATTCCCTTTTTGACTTCGATTTTGATTTGACACCTCCTTATATTTTAAGTTTATATAAAAATCTTCGCTTATTTTTCCACCAGGTTGTTAGTTGGACACCAATTATGTAGTTTTTGAATCCAAGTATAATCATCTGATACACTTCCTTCTTTAAAAAAGTCTAAAGCACCTAAAGAACCTTGTCCATAACCTGCAGAGTTCATAGCTTCTTGAATATTTTTCCCTTCGATAATTTCAGATTCACCGGTCAACCAGAACAAAGTAAATTCAAAGATTTTATTACAGGCTTCCCACACATGTTGCATTCGTTGCATAACAATAGCACTATCATATTCATTATAAAGATCTTTACTCTTTAACCAAGTAACAAATTCCTGTTGCCTTTCAATAATATTTTGTTCTATCATAATTAACAAACTCCTTTCTTAAGTTTCCATTCTGTAAGGTCTTTGCCACAACTGTTGCAATAATATCCCATGTTTGGTGATACAGATCGAACTGATGTTCTACTATCTATATCATTCCCACAATTCCAGCAATGATTTTCATATATAGAACCATAATCTTGAGGTAAATCACAATGTGTGCAACTAACAATTTTAATACCTTGACCACAATCTTCTACTTCGATCATTGAATTGAGTCCGCATGTTGGACAATTTGGATACTTCATAATTTAATTTCTCCTTTAAAAATTAAATATAAAATGAGTAAATAAAAAAGAACCCCTATATTAATAAGGGATTCTTTTTTTGATGTTAATTATTAACATAAACTATCTACACACTTATCAAATAGATTGTTTGCTCTTTCATTCTCACCATTATCAAGAAACTTATTGATATGATGCCAAAACAAAGATTCAGATTTTTTACATTGAATTGTAATTTCTTTGTCTTTGTCTCTTCTTCCTGCCAAATACCCGTTTACGATTCTATACTCATTACTCATAATAATTCTCCTTGTAATTAATTAAATAACTAATAACAATCTCCTCTTCTTAGTTATTAATATATATAGTAAAAGAGTTATTAATAGAACAAATAATAAAAATGAAATAAGGAAAATAAATATGGCAATTATAATTTCTCTTTATAGAAAACCAGTACCGATTACTATGGCTATGGCTTTTCACATAAATGAAGAAGAATTTGGTGTTGGAGTATTTGATGAAGATGGTATGGTGTGGGGAAAAGTTCTTACTAAAGGATATGATAATGGCGGAGCTTTTAATATTTTTGATGCTGGGGATGGTTTAATTGTATCAGGAAGAAATTATCCTTCTGATTATATGACCATTGGAAGAAGATATGTTGCAAAATTTGATAAAGCTAATGGTGATATGATTTGGGAAACATCTTTTGCTAATCCTTCTGGACAAAATGATAATTATATTACAGAAATGGCAGGTTATTCCGATGGTTCCTTTATATGTTTATCTTGTATTTATGATTCAGTATGTAATACATATAATTTTAATGGATATAATGTTGGTGTTACTAAATTTCGTGCAGATGGTTCTATAAAATGGGGAAAGATTTATGAAGCAAATGATTTTACTTATGGACATGCTTTAACTACAACTGCTGATGGTGGATTTATATTTGGTGGGAAAACAGAACCTACTGGAGCTTCTGGTGCAAATTATCTTCCTTTTCTTATGAAATGTGATGCCAACGGAGAACGTGTGTGGGAAAAAACTTATGGTACTTCTGGGGAATTCTTTGATGTCCAAGCAACTGTTGATGGTGGATATATTGCTATAGGTGGTACGTATATTCCATCTAATGAAATAATAATAGTTAAAATTACATCAACCGGAGTTGAATCCTGGAGTAAGTTAATTGAAACTACTTCTTCTGGTAATGACTGCACAATCAATGTTGTTTCTGATGGTTATATTCTTATCGGAGGTGATAGTGAAGCTTTTGTATTTAAGATTGATTTAAGTGGTAATCTTATTTGGTCAAAATATATAACTGATATTGATGGTGATAATACAGAGTTTGGAGGGGGTTCTGGATATTATAGTGATGCTTTTACTTCTGTAAAAGTGGTAGATGATAATTTAATATTTGCTGGCTTGACTTGGTACACTGCTCCAAGAGATCCAGTCCGTTACCCAATAGTATATGGTAAGGTTAAAGCAAGTGAACCTGAAATTTTTACGCCTGGCCCTTCTGTTAATATTGTAAATGCAAGTTTCCCTGATACAAGTTGGAATCTTGGATATTATGATCATACTGCTCAAGAATTAGAATTAACACCTACTACAATTATTGATCTTTCTACAGCATGGGTTGAATCTAATTTTGATATTGGAACGGAATATATGAATAGAATAGCTATCAACTCTTATTCTATTGATTTTGATGATATATATATTTATCCATCTGATATAATAAAAGTTGAAAATGAATCAGCTGGAACAGTTGTAAATCATACTATATGGGGAACCGGTAAACAAGATTATGGAGAATTAGGAATTGGTAGTACATCTACAGTAACAGCTTTCACAGCAGGTATTTTAAAAGATGCTTTTCAGATTGCTTGTGGTGATGGATTCACTTTTGTTTTAAAGAAAGATGGAACTTTATGGGGTTGTGGTAATAATCAATACGGGCAATTAGGTCTTGGGCATACGTCTCCAAGTTATTATGATACATTTCAACAGGAAGCTACTGGTTCAACTAACTGGGCATTTGTTGCTTGTGGTGGAAATCATACTGTTGCAACTAAATTTGATGTTTTTGATGGGTGGGATACTCGAAGTAGAGCTTATTCATGTGGATTAAATAATAAAGGACAATGTGGACTTGATAGTACTGGCGCCTATTTCATAAATTTTACAGAAATATTAGCAGTTGATGGTGAGGGTTGGTTACCAGAAGTAGGATGTGGAAAAGAAACTACTGTTCTTGGTGGTTATGATTATAATAGTGATGGGTCTACTTATGTATGTGGAGCAAATGATTATGGTCAATTAGGACTTGATTATACTTCTTTAATTGAAATAACACCTATTATAAGTGCTGTTTATAATCCAAAAGGTATTCAAAGAAGTATGTCACTTGGAGATAATTATAGTATATTATGTTCAAGTGGGGATATACATGGTACTGGTGTAAATGCTTCAACTGGTTTAGGAATGGGAACGGAACCTGACCAGCTTAAATGGACTCCATTATATTATGACCGTGGAGGACATCCTGATTATAATATTGCTGAGATGTGGAAAACTGCTACGTTTTCTGGTGCAGAAGTTACTATGATGATACGTTCTGATGGAACTTTGTGGGGTACTGGAGCAAATACTTATGGGCAACTTGGAACAGGTGATACTTTACCTCAAGATTCATTTGTTCAAATAGGAACTGATGTAGATTGGAAAGATATAAAAGTAGGAAAATATATTACAGTTGCACAGAAACATGATAATACTTTATGGGGAGCTGGTGCTAAAGATTATGGTGGATTGGGAATGTCTGGTACTGGCAATCTTCTTGTTCATACAAAATTGAGTGATGATGAATTTCATGTTTATGATTGTAGTCATTATGGAATTGTAGCTTCAAAAGTAATTTAATAAAAGGAGAATATATAATATGCCAGCAGTTGGATTTGTAATTTATAGAGAACCAGAACCAGTCTTTTTATGTCCCACTAGTTTTCCAGATTGTGTATTAACTTGTACCGAAGACCCATATCCTGTAGTAGGTCCAGATGGAACATCTATTACCGGAATAGATGGTGTTTTTGCTGTTGGTTATTATGGTGAAACCGCTCTCGGTCTTACAACAAGTCTTGTCCCTCAGGTTGGACCTATAACTGTAAAATCATCTGCAGCTTGTTTTGTTGATGCAGATTATCTTTATATCTATAATAATTTAACTAGCAATATTGAAAAATATTCAAAATCAACTCTTTTGCTTGTTGATAGTCTAAGCGGTAGTTTTGCTGGTGGATGTACAGACAGCAGCAATATCATGTGGTTATTATACGGTAGTTCTATTCGTAAATATACTAAAAGTCCACTTGCATTGAAACATACTTATGATTTTGCCGATTTAGGTGAATATGCGACCACAACTATGATAGATATAGCTGTTGATAATGAATATATCTATATCATCGACGATCAACAAAGTATTATACAAAGACGTATGAAACAATGTCTATGTTTAGATCAAAAAGTTGGTGATCTCTGGGTTTGGGGGACAGATGTTCAGGGGGTAGCAGTATCAGGTGATTATATATATATAGCTGATTATTATCATGTGATAAAAGCTAATAAAGATACATGGCAAATTGAAGAATATGTTGGGGATCGTTTTTCGCGTGATACTACTCTTGGAAGACCGGAAAGTGCTATTTATCCTTATGATGTAATGACCTATGGTGGTTATTTATATGTATTAGGTTATTATGGTATTGCCAGATGGAATGAAAATGACTTAACCATTTGTGGAAAACCTCTTGTTACTCAAGATGGTGCCTGGGATGAACCGGGTCATTTAGGCGACTCATATAGAATGTGTACAGATGGAACTTATCTATATATTAGTAATTGGGATGGTATGGCAATAAAATATAATCTAGAAACAGGTGTATTTTTAGCTGAACATGGGGATAGAACTTATGAAGAAGATGATGGACCAACTGCTTTCAGCTTTCCGTTTGGTATTGCCGCTGATGGTACATATACATATGTTCTCGATCAAAATGATGAATTTAGAATTGTTAAATTGTTATCTTCTGATATGTCATATGTAACAGAATATAGAAGTATTAATAATTGGGAAGATCCTGGTGGCCATCAATGGAGTAACCCACAATATCTAATGTATCACGATGGTTATTTATATATATCTGATCCAAATTACCCTTCAAGCATTTCACGTATTGATAAAGATACTATGTTATACGTAGATACTACTATTATGGACTTCAATCCAGGTGATCCAGGTGATCCAGGTAATGGGGAATTAGAGGGTATGGTAGTTGACGGAGATTATATGTATGTGGGTAATTATCATTATGATCCGTGTGCAGTAAAACTTACTTTTCCTGACTTAGAATTTGTTAGTACTCATCCATTAATAACAACTGTTCCAGATGTAGAAATTATGGGCAAAGTTACAGGAATCACTGTAGATGAGACTTATGTTTATGTAACTTGTAATATAGAACGTATATCAAATCCATTAATCGGAGCAAATGAGATTCGTATATACAATAAATTAACTTTTGAATTTATTGATTCTTTTCCTGTAACTGACGGTAAACCCAGAAGTCCAGCAGTAGATGGAACGCATATATATTTCACTATTACAAATACCACTTATTCAACAAACAATACTGACTATGTTAAAAAATGTTTAAAAGCATCACCTTATACAGAGATAGACAGTTATTCCAGTGTTGGTGCTGATTTCAGAAGCTGTGATGTAGCTGGGTTATACCAATTAAATCAATAATTAAGGAGAAAATATGGAAAGAATAATAAATATTACTATCACAGATGAAGATATAACAATTGATCAATTGTTTCGTGAAACTTCTAATGATGAATGGGATGAAAATAAAGATTTAGAGATTGAAAAGAGAGATTTTCAAATGGCTATTCGTGGGTTAGCACAAGGAATATTAAGAACTGAAAGAAAAGCTAAAAAGAAAGGTTCAGTAAATAATATACATAGACGTGTACATGAATTCTTTAGAAGAGATTAATATGTTTTATATAAAATTATTGATTGTTATAGCATTTTTTGGTCTTGCACTTATAGAAGGTATTTATTTTATAGATTATTTATTTGATTTCTTTTAAGAAATAATAAACAAAAAAAGAGACCTAATGGTAGCGCCTCTTTTTTAATATCAAACTCTCAATACTGGATATTTTTCTCTTTTCTTATTAAATGCTTCAAATAACATATCAGGTGCTTTAACTGAACTGAATTTACTTAAATCCAACCAATTTACTCTCCGGAATTTATTGACTGCAGAATTAAGAATAGTTTCTGGTTGAAGCATTTTCAATGTAGATTGTTGTTTTTGTGAAGCAAGATAAAATTCCAATAAAGAAGTAAGAACTTTAGATGTATGAAATATATCCTTTACAACTTTTACTTCAGTTGCAAAATTATAAAACCAATCATGAAATTCATTTGTACGTCTTTTGATTTCTTCATATTCAAGTTTTTGTATTCTAAGATTAGCTCTATGTTTATGACTTCCTTGGCTACTTCTCTTTAAACCAAGACCTGCCCAATTGACAATTTTCAAGAAATTAGAAACATTCATTTTTTCCTTAGCATTTTTAGTTCCAATAAGAGCAACTTTATTAGACCATTTGGAATTCTTATCCATGAATCCAAGATCATACAAAAGTAATCCTAATGGTTCATCAGCTTGATAATCATTAAAAATTCTTTGATCAAGTTTTGCTCCCGCAATTGCTCTATTAATTGTATTAAAATGTTTAATTTCATCTTTCTTATTTTTAAAGACAATGAGCATAGCGGGAATGGTTTTATAACCCAATATATAAAGAGCTATAGTTCTGTGTCGCCCATCATGTATTTCAAGATTTTTATTATGCATAACAAGTGAAATTAAAATTATTTCTAACAAACCAAATTGACGAATAGATTTAATAATTGTTTTTACTCGACCCCATTCAAACTTTCTTTGATATGCTGGAAGATTGTTTGTTATAAGATCTAAAATATTTACCTCAATTCTTTCGATTGTCTTTGGCGCTGAACCTCCAATATCAGGCGGATTTTCTTCATAAAACTTTTTAAGGTTTTCAATAGCACCAAAATCAGGAAGTGTAGTCATTTTTTTAATAGTAAGTTTATTTACCATTTTATAAATCTCCTTATTTTAATTAGTAATTCTATGGATTGTTGAGTAATCAACTTTATACATTTCTGCTAATTCTTTTTTACTATAATCATGAATCCAAAAAAGTTCCATAATTTTTTGTTTATCAGGTTGAGATAATTTCCATGATTTCTTTGAATGATCTGTTTTGGCTCTTGTTATACTTGCATGTTCTCCATTTTGTTTTGGATTCCCCAAAGTTAAATGTTGTGGGTTTGCACAATATCTCACTCCACATAAATGTTGTACTTGTTTTCCACCTCTTGGGCCATTGTATAATAAATAAGATGCTATATGAGTTTTGGTTCTAATCTTATAATCAAGATACTTATTAGATACACAAAATAATTTATAACCTTCGGCTATTGAATGTCCACTGCATAAAATACATGCCGAATCAATCTTGACTAACGGGTTTGGTGGTTTATCCAATATTTCTAATTTACTCTCAAATTTTCTGAGAATATCTAATCTAATAATAGGAATATTAATTGCTTCATCTATTAATGTTATCATATTAGTTCTCTCTTATAATGTTTAAATATGTTTCTCATGTTTCTCCTTTAAAAAAAGAGACCTAAGTGTTAGCGTCTCCTTTAATATTTTTAATTGATTTTAATTTGTTTTTTAATTTCAATATCAGAATTATTTATCTTAAACAGAGTATATCGTCCGAGATATTTATAAACTGCTTTATGATATTCTGGGTCGCCGCCCACGTAATACTTTAAAGCTAAACTTACGTCTCCTTTTGATTTTTTAAGTTTTGATTTAAAAATTGCTATTCCTTTTTCAATGTTATAAGAAATACCATAAGCTTTTTCCGGTATAATCTCGACTCCATCTTCTATGAGGATTTGCATTAATCCTCTTGCGCCAGCTTTAGATTTTGAGTAAACATTCCACATTGACTCAATCTCAATGATACCAACTATGATATCATCGGCGATACCATTAACTTTTGATTGAGTTATAATCTCAGTAGCAATGATATCACATAATTCTACAGGTGTGGAAGATTTTCTTGTTCTGATATATTTGCTTAGCAAAGCTATTTTCGGATCTATTACTGGAGCTTCAATTACTGGAGCTTCAATAATAATTCCTGGTTGGATTGAAGCGTCAACTGGGTTTAATTTATTTTGAGCTATAACTATTGCAGCAGCAGCTATAACTATTACAATTGTCCATAAGCCTGCACTTCCTTTCCAAGTTTTTTTCATTTTAAGCTCCTTTAAAAAATCAATTTAATTATTTGTACACACCCATACATCCAAGGTATAACAAAACAAGAAATAAACATAATAAACATAACCGCTATTTTGAAAATCATAATAAACTACTCCTTTAATTTATTTAAGTTATCTTCAATTTTATTATAAAGAACACAACGTGCAGGTTTATCCATTGGGTATTTACCACATTTATTTCTATCAAATTCATGAAGTTGAGCACCTCCGCAACTAACACTTTCTTCACAACAATCTTTTTTATCACATATTACTTTCATCTTTTCTCCTATCAGTTATTATATTTTTAATAACTAACCGGTATAGTTCATCCAAATGAAATTGAGTTTTAAGAATGTTTTTTAAATGTTCTGTAGTACAATCTATAAGTCTGACCCAACGCACTGGAAAAGTTACTGGTTTTCCATATGTGCCCCAAAGTAAATTTTTTTCTTGTTCTCGTAATATCTCAGCACTAATCATTTATAATTCTCCTTTTAATTTAATAGTTATAGAAAGTGCCTGCTTTATAAGTCAGACACTTCCCATAAATAATGATAAGCTTTAACTTACCAAATACATAAACACCTCCATCACTCAACGCGAATTTACGAATTAAAATAATGAATCTATCAATGCGAAGAATTATCGAAATAATCCCTCTAGTCAATAATTAATATATATAGAATTTATTATTTAAACTTAGAACAAAATAATAAAAATGAAAGGAATGGAAAATGAATAATGTTATAAAAATAAAGAAATTAAATGAAGATGCAATCATACCTAAATATCAAACTACTGGAGCAGCTGGTTTTGATTTACATTCAGTTGAAGAAGTGACTATAACTCCAGGAAATCAAAAAATGATTTGTATTGGAATTGCTGTTGAAATTCCACTTAACACGGAACTTCAAATAAGACCAAGAAGCGGTTTAGCTGCAAGCAATATGTTATCAATAACCAATTCACCAGGAACTTTAGATTCAGATTATAGGGGTGAAATAAAAGTTATTCTTATTAACCATGATATTAAATCATTTAAAGTTATGAAGGGAGATAGAATTGCTCAAGCTGTTTTAAGTCCAGTTATACAGGGTGATATTATAGAAGTTGAAGAGTTGAGTGAAACAGTAAGGGGAGTTGGTGGTCATGGGAGCACAGGAAAATGAAAATTATATCAGGTGGTCAAACAGGAGCTGATCTTGCTGGTTTGCAAGTCGGGAGAGAATTAGGTTATGAAACTGGAGGATGGGCACCAAAAAACTGGAAAACATCTGAGGGATCGAAAAAGGTATTATTAGAATCTTATAATCTTGTAGAATCTGAATATGGATACAGGGGTAGAACTCGTGATAATGTAAGAGACTCTGATGTTACTATGAGATTAGCTGTAAATTTTAGTAGTCCAGGTGAAGAGTGTACTATGTTAGCTATTTCAACATATGAAAAATTTTGGTTTGATGTTAATTTACTTAACCCACCTTCATTACAAGAAGCCTTAGTATTTTTATTAAACCATCAACCTCAAATAATTAACATAGCAGGCAATACACAATTTACCGAAAGATATGATATCGAAGGAATGGTTTATGATTATTTAAAACCATTATTAGAAGAATATGATAAGTTAATGAAAAAATTTAATGTAATAACAAGGAATTTAAAATGAAAATTTATACGGCAGGACCGATCTCAGGACAAAGTTATGAACAAGTGATGAATAGGTATCAGGAACAAGTTAAAATATTAAGAGGTATAGGGTATGAGGTTATATGCCCAATGACCGGTAAATCGTATCTAAGAACGGAATTAGAATTTAAAGCACAAGGGTATGAGCAACACCCAGTTTCTACAAATCATGCAATTAAAGAAAGAGACAGATGGATGGTTGGTCAATCTGATATTGTTTTAGTTGATTTCTCTTCTTGTAATGGAATTGTCTCTATTGGTTCTTGTATGGAATTAGCTTGGGCAGATGAATTAAAGAAACATTCGATTGTAGTTATGGATAAAGATAATATACATCAACATTGTTTTATTCTTGAATGTGCTGATATAGTATTTTCTACTTTAATTGAAGCTTATAGTTATCTAAAAAAATTACAAACTGGAATTTAAAATGAAACTAACATACGATGTTATGTATAGACCAAGAGTTATAAGTTTTGGTATTGATTTTGGAAACAATTCTCTTATAAAAGGAAAAATGTCAAATTTTTTTATAGAAATAAGTATTCTATTTTGGACGTTTGGAATTGAATTAAATTGGTAACTTGATATTTTTTAGAACAAATTATAAATAGCCCCATTAATCACAGACTTTAAACATGAAGCATTTAGTCTGTATGTTTAGGAGATAAAATGGTATATAGTAAAAAGTTCGTAGCAGTAATCAAATGTAATGGTAAAATTCTTAGAGAAGTATCTCAAGAGAATGATGTCATCCTTCCTTTTGGAGCAGAGTATTCTATCTTATTAAAAAATCTTGATAATAGAAGAGCGGTAGTTGAAATTTCTATTGATGGAGAAGATGTGTTGGATGGAAGAAGAATTGTAATTGACGGTAATGACGACACTGAGTTAAAAGGTGTTATGGTCAATAATGCAGTTAAGAATGCTTTCAAATTTATTCAAAAAACAGAAAAAATTCAAAACCATCGTGGTGATAAAATTGATGATGGATTTATTCGTATCAAATTTGGTTTTGAAAAAACAATAGAATATACAACAACATGGTCAAGTACTTATACTTATCCAACAGTATATAGATCTTTCTATAGTAATACTGATATAAAGTATGGTGGTGTATTAAATGAAGGTCCTACTTGTAAGGGTATGGCTGAACCGTTAGCATCTACATATAATATTTCAAGTAATGTTACTATGGATAGTCTTGGAAAATGTGAATTGCCTCAAGTTGATGAAGGTATTACAGTTCCAGGTTCTGAATTAAAACAGGATTTTAATAACACAGTTGTAGGAACTATAGAAGAACATGGTGTAATTATTATTAGGTTAAAAGGTACTGATAAAATTGAACCTGTAAAAAGACCTGTATTTGTTTCAACAAAAAGTGAGTGTCCTACTTGTGGAACTAAATCAAGATATGGTACTAAATTTTGTAGGGAGTGTGGTACTAATTTAAAAGCATAAAAATAACAAAAAAATAAACGGGCTATAAGGGACTCAACAACTAAGTTGAGTCCCTTTTTTTTAATCTAATTAAAGAATGAATTTAGTAATACGAGTAAAAAGGTTTTTAGGTATTTCATTTTCGGGAATTTCTTTAAAACTTTTTATTTTATCCACTAGTTCTTTAATACACTTCTTTGATTTCACAGTCTGTTCTTTTAAAATTCTTTTATGGTTTACAAGTGATATATGAGGTTGTTTTTTCAATTTCCTAATTACATCAATTTTGTTAATAAGCTCTTGTTGTTTTTCACGGAACTTAATATGTAATTCCTGAAGTTGCTGTTCTAACCTCTGATATATATTACTGTTTTCGATATCGTATTTCTTAACAAGATCTTTGTTTTTCTGAACAAGATGTAAATTTTCTTTTTCAAGTTTGGTAGCATAATCAATAATACCTTGCCCAATTTCCTCAACACTAAAAGATGTTTTTGTTGTTTTAACTTTCGGTTTTTCTTTAATAGGTTTTCTAAATAAGGTTCTCCCAACCTTATTTATAGTGTTAGTTTTACATAAAACATATACTCTATTTTGAAATGCTTTATAGATAACATCTCCATCATGTAATGCATATAATTCCTTGATGGTAAAAATATTTTTGCTCATTTTTTCTAAACATTCATCAATCGCTTTTGTTACTGGTCCCATTAAATTTTCCTTTTTTTTTAAATTTACAATTTATATAAACAAATATTTTTTATCTTATGGTTATCTCCTTAGTTTTAGAACAAATAATAAAAGGTCATTATTAGAACAAAAATAAAATTGGAGAGCTGACCTTTAAAAATAAAAGGTCAGCTCATCCAACTCCAAAGGAGGAGAACTATAACACATATTTTTTGCCATGTGTTAGGACAAGAGAAAGGTTCAGGTATACTTAAAAAATTCAACAAGCGCTGTATACTAGCTATTATAAAAAATGATAGATAAAATAATAACCCTTCTTAATAATTAATATATATAGATAAGTTTAATTAAAATGATAAAATAATAAAATAATATGGAGACAACTATGACACCTAACCAAGCACAAGCACTGGGTAGAGTTGAGCAAAAAATAACTGATATGTGTGTAACTAATACAAAGGAACATAGGGAAATCAAAGATATAATAGATGTAATGCAGACAAGCAAAGAATTGAGAGAACTCGCCTCTGATAAAAAATTTGAGGCAAGACCAACAAATAAAATATTTTATTGGATTATGACTGGAGTATTTGGAATGTTATTTTTCATTTTTGGGATGTTGGTAAACCTTGATAACAAAGTTGATACACATATAATTAATGCTCAAGATGCATATTATCAAATCACAGGAGATATATATACTCCTCCTAATAAGGGAAACGGACACTAAAAATAATATAGGAATAGAATAAATGGCAGTAGCAACTTATACAACGGATTTACAAACATTTGAGTTGTTTGAGGCCGCCGCAACTATTGGTGAATTTACAGGGTATACAGCTGCTTCAAAACCTACCAATCCTGATACGGATAACCCAATTCAAGGGTCGTCTCATGTTTCTGCAGAACAAAGAACAGCCGCTCTTGGTTCTGTTGCAGTAGACTATGGTTCAAATATTACTTGGACAAGTGGTTGGAGTATTTTTATATGGGGACAGTTTTTACAAGCTGGTGCTGTTAATACTGACGCTGCTGGTGGAATTGTAATGATGATTGGTTCTGCTATAACTGCTTTTTATAAATGGACTGTAGGTGGAAGTGATTTTGGTAGAGCTCCTTATGGTGGCTATCAAAATTGGGTATGTGATCCAGAAGTTACAAATGGTCGTACTACAACAGGAACTCCAGGAACTAATTATAGATGGACTGGATTTGGGTGCGATGTTCAAAACGCGATCTCAAAAGGCTCACCTTATAATATAGATGCTATTAGATTTGGTAGAGGGGAAATAAGAGTAATAGATGGTCAAGCAGGCGCTTATGGAAATTTTTTAGATATGACAACTGCAAATGATCTTCTTGCTAATAAATGGGGATTATTTCAAGAAAATGCTGGTACATCTCTTTGGAAAGGATTAATGTCTTTAGGAACAACAACATCAGTAGACTTTAGAGATTCAAATGTAGATATTAAAATTGATAATACCAGAAGAGTGCAAGCAAGTTTTAATAGAATAGAAATAAATCATATTTCCTCAAACATAGAGTGGACTAATATAAACATCTCAGCTCTTGGAACAGTATCTAAGGGTGAACTTGAAATGATCGATGATTGTACGTTTTTAGATGATGGTGGAGTATTCACTGATATGAACACTTTCATTTTTCAGTCTGGTTATGTTGGAACAGGAAGAACTTGGAGACGCTGTGGATTAGTTACTCAAGGCAGTGGAACATTTGATGGTTGTATATTTGATGGAGCATCTGGTACTGTTGCTTTTTTAGTAGATGATCTTGATATTGTTGATGATTGTGAATTTAATAGTGACGGAACAGGTTATGCTCTTGAATTAGATTCATCAATGGCAGGCAACAGTTATACAATGTCTGGATGCTCATTTGTTGGTTATGCTGTTACTGGTGGTTCAACAGGTAATGAAGCTATTTATAATAATACTGGCGGTACTGTAACAATTAGTGTTGGTTCAGGACAAATACCTACGGTTCATGATGAAGTTGGTTCTACTACAGTTATTACTGCTTCAGTTGATCTTTATATTATAGTTAAAGATACAGATGGTGATCCAATACAAGATGTACAAGTAGGAATATATGCAACTTCAGATAGAACAGAAATAGTTAATCAAGATACAGATGTAAATGGCGAAGTTGATACTAGTTTTTCAGGATCAACTCCTGAATCTGTAGAAGTTAGATGTAGAAAAGCAAGTTCAGGAGATACAAAATATAAAAATTATAGTTCATTACAAACTATAGCTACAACAATCGGATTATCATTAAGTGTAACTATGATTATAGACACAAATAATAATGCAATAATTTAAATAATTAAGGAGATAAAAAAATGGCTGATGCTACAATCTTAGATGGTGATATAGGGATAAACTATCTTGCTAATAACAGACAAAAACTTATGTACTGGATTGGTGGCACTGAAACGTCTTACACAATGAATCAGTTGTATTCTGCAATGGCAACATTGCTTGATGAAACAACAACTATTGATAGTGGTACAGCATTTAGTGCAGAAACACCTGTTGAGTATACAACTGGAAAAATTGATTCCGGTGATACCGAACCATGGTACATGTCATTTGATTTAATGGAAAAGATTACTGGTGGTGCTTTAAGAACATCAGGATGGACAAGAGTTCAAGATTCTAATGCTGGTATTATCTGTGTGCAAGTTGACTCAGGTGGTGCAATCGTTGCTACAGATAGAGGTAATACAATTACTCACTCTGATGGTGATGAAGGTGTTCTATTAGAATTTGTTGAGACTGGTGGTGCTGTAGATCTATGTTTCATTAGACCATTAACAAGTGGTATTGCTAATAGTTTTGATGCAGCTTCTACAGATACAGTTACTTGTAATGCTCATGTTGCTGATGTATTAGAAACAGATGGTGTTGCAACAACTGGAGAAATGGTATGGACTAATTTATATTCAATTGGTACTATTGATCCAAATGTTCATTTATATCTATATCAGGGTCTTGCTGGTCCTCTTGATACAACCAGAAACCGTGTTTATTCATGGAACTGGGATGGTACTGGAACAAATGAAGATTGGTATGATAATGGTCATATTGATATTTGTGTTGCTCTAAATGATCCAACTGATGCTACATGGTCAACAATTGATGCTGCTTATATTACAGTTTTCGCACGTAAATATGGTGATTTATTTGCTTCATTTGAAGTGTCCAATTCAGAAACATCAGGTGGTAGGAACCCGATTCCGCTACAAACTTCAATTGACTTGGATAACCCTACTGGTATTAAAACAGTAACTACAGGCGCTTTTTCTGCTACACCAGCATTATTTATAGTTGGTGAAATTATTACAGAAGCTGCATCTGGAGCAAGAGGTATTGTTACAGATCAAGTTTTAGATACATCAATTAGTTATATTCCAATTGATGATCCTCAAATTGCGTTCTTTAGTTCAGGTGCTCAATTAATCACAGGAGCAACTTCAGGATATACTGCAACAAGTTCTGCTGATGCTGATGCTGGTCCTTCTACTGCTGCTTGGTTTACAAATGCAGCTTTACCTACTGTAACATTTGGAACACAATCATTTGACGTTGATGACGATGGAAATGATGAAGATTATGGTATTTATATTGACTGTAAATCTAATCCATTAACAGAAGTATATGAATGGTTAAAGTTTGCTACTCGTAATGGTGAAGTTACAAATGATCTTGATGATATTAATGGTGAGCGTTATATTGGTGGTGAGGTTTATATAGAATATACAGCTGAAGTAGGAACTATTGATGAAGGTGAATCAGTTACACAGCAATCATCTGGAGCTACTGGTATAATTATTTCTCATAATAGAACTACAAATATTCTATTAATTAGAGATGTTAGAGGAACATTCGTAACAGGTCAAACAATTGATGCTGACGACGATGCTGATACTTTCACAGGCATCACAGAAGCTACAACATTTGCACCAAAAACAGCTTCACCATTAGGCACATTTGCTGGAGGAACATTCTTTGGTGCTCGTGGAGTTCTTCTTGTTAATTGGATAACAACTGACGAGAACTCTTTTATTCTAACTCCAATTGAAGGTGGAACATATCAAAGACCTCAAGCATTTATTATTGAAGTTACAAATCTTGACGGTGGTCTTCAAACATCTGAATTACATGATAGAGTTTCTGTATTTAGATTAAATGAAGCAGCAGGTAATATTGTAAAAACTGAATATAATGCTGCTGGTGGTGAATCTCCAGGTGATGCAACTCTTATTGTTGATTCAGGTATTACTCAGGATACTCCAGGTAAAACAACTGGTGGATGGGTAGTTGTAGTTGATGATCCTGCAGGACTTGGTGCTGAATATAAAATCAGATATGACTCTTGGGATACTTCTACATTTACATTATCTAATGTAGCAGAGTTTGTAACTACTGGAACTAATACTGCTACACAAGTTGAATATTCTGGTGGAGCATTCGAAACAGATGTTAAACGTGGTGATTTAGTTTATAACTCAACAGAAGGATTAGTAGGTTATGTTAAGACTGTTGATTCAGATACTATATTACAATTAGAGGGTGCTGGTATTGCTGGTAATTCAACTGGTGATTCTGTAGAAATTAACTGTGTTCCTATTACTGTGGTAAGTGATGATGATGTTTATGTTCCATTTCTTGATAAAATAGCTGATGCTTCAGAAGAAAGCGTTTCAGTTATTTTTGTTTCTACAATTTACTTTAGAGTAAAAGTAAGAAATACAAGAGCAGCAAAAAAGATTAAACCTTATTCATCAGATGGTTCAGTTACTTCAGCAACTTCTAATCAATCAATTCCGGTTATTAGAACTGAGGATACTATTATTAGTTAATGATTTTAATAATTAGGTTGGGGTATTATTTTATACCCCAACCTTTAATATAAAGGAGAATATAAATGAGTTTTAGCGTAAAGTCTTTAGACAATGGAATTGTGGCGTGTAATAAAAATATTAAAACATTTGAAGATGCAATAGATAGAGAGCGTAATACAATAAAAGAATATAGAGATATGATCGTAGTCATACAAGAAAAAGAAAGAATAGCGAAAGTTAAAAAGGAAATGCAAGCAAACATTGTAATAGAAAGGGAATAAACAATAATGGCATTAGATATAACAGTATATCCTCATTTAAGTCCACGCATTGTAGTTATAGAAGCTCCTCAAACTGAGGCGACATTACAAAATCTTGTTGATACTATTCGTGCATGGGAAGATTCAGAAGAGGGTCATACTTTTCCGTTTATTATTGATGCTGCTGGTAAAGAAGATTTAGGTGGTGGTGTTACTGTTGGTATCACCGCTACTTTGAATAATGCTCAAATAAGATTTGCTGCAAGACCCACTCCAATGACTAATGGAGTAGTTACAACTGCTGATCCTCTTGGAAAATATTTAATTGATTCAACAGCTGATTTTAATGCTGATGGTATATATGTTGGCGCGACAGTTTTTAATTATACAACTGGAGCAATGGAAACAGTTATAGGAGTTGATACAACTTCATTGATTTCTTTTACTTTACAAGCTGGTACAAGAACAGATTGGCAGGTTGGTGATTTATATTTTATTTATCCAAATGATCAATGTTCTGTTGATGGTGGCAACTTAGTAGCTGTTGATTCAATTGGAGATTCTATATCTCCTGTATTACAATCCCCAAATACTCACATAGTTAGATCAAGTTCTTCATCTGCAACATTGTCTGAACAAGATGCTGTTCAATATTCTTCATATGGTAATGAAATAAGTTTAGATATAATATATGGACAATCCGGTACAGCTTATCCTATTGGTAATCAAGAATTTCCTGTAAATAATTTAACAGATGCTGTATATATTGCAAATACAAAAGGATTTAAAACTATATCTATTCGTGAGAGTATGACAATACATACTTCAACTGATATTACTAATTTTACTATTAAAGGAAGATCACATGTTTCAACTAATGTTGTAATTAATCCTCTTTCTATATGTCCTGGTTTAACTATTGAAAATTGTAATATTTCTGGAACACTTGATGGCGGAACGAGCATTAAAAATTGTAATGTTGGTTCAATCAATTATGTTAATGGTCATATTCATAATAGTGGTTTATATGGCACTATAATATTAGATGGAAATAAAGATGCTGTTATTGAAAGTTGTTATACTGTTGATCAAGATAATCATGTAAGAATTGATATGGGTGGTTCTGGTCAAGATTTAGCTATGCCTAATTATTCAGGAATTGTTTATGTAAAAAATTTTAATGATTCAACTGGAGAAATAGGAATAGGAATAGATGGTGGTGTAGTTGTATTAGAAGATACAATTACTGCTGGAACAATTATAGTTTCAGGGTCAGGTATTTTAATAGACAATTCTAAAGGTTCTGCTAATGTAAATTCATATAGTTTAATGAATAATACTAATATAGCTAATGCTGTAGTAAATACAGATACAATACAAAGTATAGATAAGAAAACTAAATTAATTCCGGGACTATTTTAAATGGCTATTATAACTAAAAATACAAGTGGTGGTGCAGGTTCTGCTGGCGGTGGTTTTACAAGTATTGAAAAACTATCTCTTGAATTAGAACTTGCTTTTAAACCATCTACACCCAATGTAAAGAAAATATTTGGTTATGATACAACATCTGGAAATTTAAACTTAATAACAATATTTCAATATGATACAACTACAGTATTGTTCACTAAGATTCTTGATTATGATGGTCAGGATAATTTAATAAAAATAACAATCACTCGGATTTCTGATAGTGTAACTTTAATTAAAGATTTATCATATGATGTAAATGGAAATTTAACTATTATTATGAGTATACATAGTTCACCATAAAGGAGAATATAACTTGCAAGTATTAGCATTTTTTACTAATAGTGGAGTACCAGCAACTGGTTTATCACCCACTGTTAGAATTAGAGATATATCCAATAACAATTTACTTGTAACCGATGCAGCTGCTTCTGAAATTGGCGATGGATGGTATAAATACGATTTCACTGCTTATGATTCAAGAGAAGAATATGCAATAAGATTTGACGGCGGTGCAACTTTAGAAAATACTGATAGATATACATCTGGAACAAATGATAGTTTTATGGATGATATTGTTAATGGAGTTTGGGACGAAACCCTTGCTGGGCATGACTCAACAAGTTCTACTGGATTTATATTACAACAAATATCATTTTGTAATAGAGTAATGATAGATGTTGCACACGGATTTTCAGGAACAACATATCCAATAGGAACTCATAACACACCAGTTAATAATCTTACTGATGCTTTAACTATATGTGCTAATAATAATATAGATAGATTACTGATTCATGATGATTTAACGATAGAGTCAATACATAATGTAGATAGTATGAGTATCGAAACAATGGGTATTATGGGAACTACTTTAACTCTTGGAGCAGGATGTTCTGCTAACAAAACAGTATTTAGATATTTAAATCTTGAAGGGATAATTTCTAATAGCGACCAATTATTAGTTGAAGATTGTTCTATAGGTAATTTAGAAAATTTTACTGGTGTAATGAATAATGTTATTTTTGGACAAGGTTCAGAAATAACTATTGGGATTTGGGCAGAAATTATACAAGGTACAGCAGGCGGAGATCCAACAAATGAAGTTGAAATATATATTGGTACAGCGAGTCTTAATATGTCTGGTTGGACTGGCAATTTAAAATTAAAAGATAAAACAGGAACTAATAGAACTATTGTAAATTCTGCGTCTGGAAATATTATAATAGCTTCTACTTGTATAGCTGGTAAGATTCAATTATTAGGTGTTGGTTTTCTTGAAAAAGATGATTCTGGACCTGGGTGTACCGTTGATACAGAAGGTTTTATTAGTAGAGTGACAATTGCGGAATCTGTATGGGATGAAGATTTAGCAAATCATCTTAATGATGAAAGTACAGGTCATGCTTTAATGCATCAAGCATATAAACAAAGAATATTTATTGATACTGTTAATGGGTCAAGCGGGGCAATTTATCCATTTGGTATAAGACAACATCCTGTTAATAATCTTGCAGATGCTTTAACATTATCAACTAATTATGGATTAAATGTTATACATATACTCGGAACATTAACAATTAATGGTGGTGAAGATATAAGTGGTTTAACATTTTGTTCAGATAGAAGTATTGGTAATTCAGCTGTTGTGACTAGTGCTATAACTAATAATACTTACTTTGAAAACTTAACTGTTAATGGAACAATGGATGGAACTGTTAGATATACTACAAGTGTTTTAGGAACAATAAATAATTTTGATGGTGGAGCAAAAAATAGTTTACTTACAGGAAATCTTAATATAACAGGAACAGGTTCTAATTATTTAACAGATTGTGATACTTATGTTACTGATACTAGTTTTAAACAAATTGATCTTGGTTCTAATAAACTTAATATAATAAGATGCAGAGGAAATTTTGAAATAATTAATTATACTGGCACTGATTTTATTACTATAGATTTAGCTGCTGGTATGATAAATGTAGCAGTTTCATGTGTATCAGGTTTTATTACTGTAAGTGGTTTAGTTAGACTTCTAGATAATTCAGCTGCTGGTTGTACAGTTATTGATGGGACTTTAAGTGAAGCAGGTACAGCAGATGAAGTTTGGGATAGTGAATTGGCAAACCATACAATACCAGGCACTTACGGTTATGAATTAGCTACTAAGGCTGATTTAGATGCGAGTGTTAATACTGACTCAACATCTGCAATAAATGGTGTGGTTGTTTATGGAACACAAATTGGAGGTACATATAATTCAACCCATGTTAGAGATGGTTCTTACTGGACAATAGAAGAAGATGCTGTAACTGGTATAACAACAGAATTAACATTTAATATTCCAACTGACAATAAAGCATCAATGTTTAGAGTATTTGGAAGATATGAAGGAACTCCAGGCGGAACACATTATATAGATTTATGGGTATATAATTATATAGCATCAGCATGGGAACAATTAAAAGAAGAATTTATGCCTGGTGGTATTACAAGCGATGGCGAATATGAATATGAATATTTTGAAAGAAATATAGATAGAAACAATAACAATGAAGTTAAATTTAGATTAATTCATAATGTAACTACATATAATGCTTCACATAATATGTATTTAGATTTTGTTGAAGTTACAAGTATTGAAGTAACAGCATCGCTAACAGCAGAAGAAATAGCTGATGCTGTTCTTGATGAACAAGTCACTGATCATTTAACTGTTGGTTCATTAGGTTATGTAATTAATGAAATTAATAATGATTTAAAAAGAGTTCTTGGACTTATGCATGAAAATATATTTATTGATGAACCAGTTTATGATGAAGGCAATAATTTAGTTAGTGCTCGAGTTAGAATATATTCAGACTCAATAAGTATTGGAACTAGTAATAATGTTATAGGAACATATGAAATTACAGCAGATACAAATGATGAACCAGGCAAATTTAATAACTGGAGTCAAGTTAAAATCTAAACTAATACTATATTAAAAACGGAACAAATAATAAAAGGATGGAGAGCAACTCAATGATATCTATAGCTACGATGGGATACTTCAACCCTTTAGGGGCTGGTGGTGCAGGTGGTGGTGGCGCTCCTCCTTATAGTCAAAATGCAGATGAAGAAGTTAAACCAATTATAAGAGTTAAAAATGTTGAAATGGTTTCTTTTGGTTCACAAAATAACTTATTAGATAAAATACAAATAAAACTTAAGGACGATGTAGTGGAGGTTCTTTAAATGTTAAAATTAAATGTTAACGAAGAAAAACAATTAAATTTTGAGATGGAAATTGGTGGTGTGCAATCTGATGATATTATCAGTTTTCTCAGAATGAAGATTGATAATATTGAATATGGATTTCCTGCAGAAATTAAACAGGAATCAGTTAGTATTAATATTCCTGCTCTTAAAAATGTAATTGCAGGAAAACTGAAAGAAGGTCAAGAAGTAAAAGTAAAACTTGATGTCATAGCAGATGGTCATCTAATAACACCATGGAATGAAACATTTGTGTTAACATATCCATTTGTTGTTGAAGCTAAGATGGTAGAGAAAGAAACTAAAACATCACCTAAATTTAAAACTAAATTAGTATCAAGTGAAACTTCGATAGTTAAAGAAGAAAAACAACCACAAAAGACTGAAGAAGAAATTACTAAAGAAGTCTTCAAAAGATTTGCTGAAAAATTAAGAAATAAACATAAGACTGTTAAAGTAATTAAAGAAGAAAAAATAGTTAAACCAATTGGTAAACCTAAACCAAAGATAGATATAAAAAATATTACAGAAGAAGATGTTTATAAATATATGACCAGAGCAGGAACAAAAACCCCACATATTCAGAAACTTGTATATGAACAAGCGGTTGGTGCTGCTGGATCTGGTAAACCATATAAAGTATTACAACAAGTAATCAAAGTTCTTAAAAAACATAAATAAATAAGGAGACTTACTTGAATAATTGTATAAGAATGATTTGGAGATTAAGACGAAAATGGCAAATTCGTAAATGTAAGAATTATAAATATCAATATCAATACAAAGTAAGGAAGAAATTATGTTAATTTCGTTTGTTGTTAAAAAAGAACCAGTGCCTGTACCAGAAGTGATGGTAGCTCATATATATACACAAGAAGGTGATGGTCATATTTATAGTTTTGAAGCACTTTGGGCGGATGCCTTAACCACAGGATATGCAGTAGATGATTATAGTGGTAATGAACTTATTACTGCAGCAAATGGCCCATCAACATTTCTTGTTGCAAGAGCATTTATGGAATTTGATTTAAGTGATTTTGCATCAGAAGGAAGAACTATTCAATCTATTGCTCTTGATATACCTGGACATGGATTTGAAGAGTCAACAGTTCAGATTCAACAAGGAACATTTTCAGCGGCGGTATCTTCTGGAGATTTACAATTATCAGATTTTACAGCATTCACAGGTGATATGTTTTTAGATACACCATTTACTTGGGAGCTTTGGGATGGTGGAGACGTAAATCATAATGTGATAACTCTTAATACAGCTGGTCAAAGTTATATTGAATCTGCTTTTGAGGGTAGTGCAAAACTATGTATTAGAGATGCTCCATATGATATTGGAAATGTAGAACCCAGTGTAGATCATAGGTGTGGAGGATATTATTGGGAAGATGGGAATAATTTAACACCCAATGTAAGAACACCAAAGTTAATTATTAATTATCTTAAATTTGCTGATTGGTCTTCACATCTTGATAATGTGGACTGGACAACTGAGGGTGAAGGAACATGGGATGGTGCCAAATGGTCATCAACAAATGATGAAGTTTGGCTTTCAGCTAATGCGTTTGCCACTGATTATGTACCTTACAAAATCAGAATTACATTTACTGGAGTTGAAACACTTTCATGGGTTGAATTGTATAATACAGATGAGAGCGATAACCTTTTTGAAGGGCGTGAAACAATAGTAAGTGGAGTAGCTTACGAAATAAATAGTTATAATAACTATGATTTATCTTACATAGATTTATTTGGAAGTGGTCCATTTAATGTTACAAATATTGAATTTTTGGAGAGATAAAAGGAAAAAATATGTCAATTATTTCATTTGCTGTTAAAAAAACACCTCCACCCTGTAATGTTATTTGGGAAGGACAAACACAAATTCATGAGGAAAGAGTATTTGGTCATGGAGAGTCCTCTTATTATTATATTGGTCAGGCTTATTATGATCCGGGTGATGATATTGATATTTGTAAGTTAAGTTTTGCTTTAAGCCAGATGGACACAACGGATATTTCCGGAAAAACATATTATGCGGAAATCTGGACAACAACTGGAACAGGGGCATCTATTGTCCTTGATACAAAACAAGGATCTACTTCTGATGGAGTATCTGGAAATAATTCTTGGGATGAAACTTGGGTCGATTTTAACTTTAGTAGTTTTATTAGTTTAACTAATGGAGTCAGATATGCTCTTTTAGTTTATGTTGATATCCCTGACATAGATGATTATACTTATGCTCATGTTAGTAATATTGATGATTTATCAGGATTTGCGGCCATATTTACTGCTGCTGGTGCAAGATATTGGTATCAAGCGTCTGGTTTTGATGCAACAATAAAAATATATGTATAAAGAGATAAAAAACGGGAGTGACAAAATGAAGCAAGTAAATATTTATAGAATGAGACGTAGTGACCAAGGAACAGAAGGGTTATTAGTCGCTAATAATTTTACTTGTCGAACTTTAGAATTACCATGGAAAGGAAATCAACAAAATATTTCATGTATTCCATCTGGCGAATATGAAGTACAGATTAGAATATCGAATAAATATGGTAGAATATATTGGGTAAGAAATGTAGAAAATAGAACTTATATATTATTACATTCTGGTAACTATGGTGGAGATAAATCAAAAGGTTTTAAGACTCATATAATGGGATGTATATTATTAGGAAAACGAAGTGGTTTTTTAGGTGGTCAAGTTGCCGTTCTAAACTCAAGAGTGGCAGTTAGACAATTTATGAACTATATGGAATATGATAAATTTAAATTGAAAATACAGGAGGCATTTTGACACAATTATGTGAATATGGTTGTGGCAAAGAAGCTACACATTATTTTCCATTTGTTAAAAAATGGTGTTGTAATAATACTACTAATAAGTGTAATTCACTTAAAAAGAAAAATAGTAAAGCTAAAATAGGTTTATTAAATCCAGCTAAAAAACTAGAAGTAAGAAAAAAATTGAGTATTGCAGCTAAAAAAAGATTAAATATGTTTGGAGATACAAATCCTGCTAAAAGACCTGAAGTAAGAGCTAAACTAAAAGGAGAAAATAATCCAAATTGGAAAGGTGGAATAAGTTGTGATCCTTATTGTATAGAATGGTTAGATCAAGAATATAAAAATTCTATTAAGGAAAGAGATAATTATAAATGTCTAAATCCTTGTTGTAAAAAAATAAGTGAACATATATGCATACATCATATTAATTATAATAAAAAAGATTGTAAACCTAAGAATTTAATAACATTATGTTATTCTTGTAATAGTGCTGCAAATTATAATAGAGAATGGCATAAATCTTGGTATCAAGCAATAATAATTCGAAGAAATTATTAAGGAGAAAAATAAGATGATAGGTTTAGATATTATATTTGGTGGAATTACAGGTTTGGTGGGTAATGCTTTTACTACATTTTTTAAATACAAAAATATTAAATTAGAACATGCCCATAATGAGAGAATGATAGAACTTGAAACAGATGCTATGATTAGAGAATCTAAAATGCAAATTCAAGTTACTAAAGCTCGCATAGAAGGAGAAATTGAATTAGCTGATGCTGCAGCTTTTGATACTTCTCAAAAAGTTGGTTCTAAACAACTTTTTAGTGAGAAATGGATTGATATGATTATGAAAGCAGGAGAAGGGCAATGGTTTGGTTGGTTCTTTAAAACCTTTGGAATGCTTATAGCATCTGGTTTTGCATTTGTAGATTGGTTAAATGGTTTTATGCGCCCGGCTCTTACTTTATATTTAGTTGGCGCTTCTTCATATATAACTTATCTTGCATGGATTATTATACAAACTAAAGGACTAGAAACTTTAACGACAGCACAAGCAGTAGGGATATTTAGTCAAGTAACTTCAACTGTTATATATTTAGCAGTTTCTTCGGTCACATGGTGGTTTGGTGACAGAACAATGAGTAAATTTTTACAAGATCAAGGTAGAAAGAAAACCAACAATAAAACTAATAATGATTGGTAATAAATTGAGGTAATATCATGGAAGAACAATTGCTACAAACAATACAAACAATACCATGGTCAATTTTTTTACAATTGTCTATTGTAGCTATTATAGGTCTTTTGTTTAAAAAATTCTATGATAATATTACCTCTTATGTAATGTTTCGTTCAAATCCAGATTTAGGTAAAAATGTAAGAGTAAAGATTAATGGTAATCTTGGAACTATAATAAAGTTTAATTGGAAATTTATTTATATTCAATTAGAAGAAAATGATACTGTTTTATTAGTTCCTATAACAAGATGGATTATCCAGACATGGGAAATTTGTAAAATTAAATAAGAAAGGGTTCGAAAATGGATTATAAGAAAGAGTTGTTTAGAATATTAGAAAAGAATATGACCGAAAAGGGTTATAAATTATTTAGTGGGATATGTAAAATTATTCCAGATATCTGGAATAGACCTACTGCTTCAACAGGGAAGTATCATAAAAAAAGAAATGGTGAAATTTCAACTAATGCTGAACATACATATGATTTAGTTTATGCTACAACTAAAATATCTAGAATGTTTAATGTTAATATGAAAACACCTGCTGCTGATAAGCTATTAATTGCTGCAGCATTACATGATTCCTTAAAGTATGGGATGTTAGGAAATAGACCACATACTGATAGTAAACATGATAAATATGCAGCTGATATGGTTTCTAGCAATAAAGAAAATTTTGAAAAGATAATGACTGAAGAACAATTTTTTGTAATGGAAGAAATGATAAGATTTCATTCTGGACAATGGTCGACAGATGTTATTAACAAACATAAATTTGATTTTAAAGATTATAATCCAGAAACTCTTTTTCTACACATACTTGATATGCTTTCAACAGCAGCTTGTATTCAAACAGATTTAGAATAAATTAAATAACAAGGAGTAATAATTACATGGTGGCTTTCACTTCATACTCATTAGTCCCTGAATTACAATCCGCTTATGGTAAATTTATATTATCCACTACATTAAATAGAGATCAAATTGATAACCCTGTTATAATACCTGATATGTATTTAACTGAAAATTCATTTTTAAATATGTTATTTAATAATGATTATAATTTATCTGATTATTCTTATTTATTTGATAATCAAGATCCTGCTTCTGTTGTACCAAGAATAGCAACAACTCGGTTACAAATATATCCAGGATCTTCTAAATATTTAATTATGGATGATGAAGGTTCTAATATTTTTAATTTACAAGCTGATGATTTTTTAATGTTAGATTCTTTATTAGCTTATAGAAATGATTCTACAGCTTTAACTATTATAGATTCAACTACAGTAACAGTTTTTGATTCAACTAGTAATGTATTAGCTACATCTTTTGATATTTTAACAACTGAATTATCAAAAATGATTTACTTATATTTAAATTTAGAAATTTATGAGGTATACTCAGACTATAATAATTTACAAATAATTTCAACAGGAGGTTTGTTAGAAACTTGTTACGAAACATACTTAATAGAACAATTCTTTGTGTTTATAACAACCCAAAGAAAATCTAATCTTCTTTTTGATAATTGTGAGGTCACATAATGCCCAGAAATATTGATGATTTTTGGAAAATTCTTTCTGAAATACAAGGCAATACTACAGATTTAACTGAACCTGTTAAAGCTATTGCTCATAATGAGCAAGCAACAATAGATAGGTTTATGAATAATGTAGTTGATCAAATATCCTATAATTCAGCTGACTGGACCAGAATAAAAGCTTTTATAACAGATTGGTGTGCAGCACATAGAACCGTATCTACTTATCAAAGCAACATTAGTGATATCTATGAAATACCAAATGATCAATTAGATGAATTGTTTAGAAGTTTCGGTTATCCTTATTCAGCTTCAATAAAAGATTCAACATCTAATGAACCACCACAGAATAAAATTAATTTCTTTTTAGATTTAGTAAATTTATATAAAATAAAAGGCACACCACAAGCGTTATTAGATGTCTTTAAATATTATGGTATTTCAGATCTTGATATATATGAATTTCAATTGCAATTAGAAGAAAGAACAGGTAAAAATAATGATGATTTAATTTTTAAAGGGCAGATTACTGTTGGTACTTCTGGAGATACATCTCCTATATATTTACCTTTCAAATTTTTAACAGAAAATGATCCTCATTGGTTTCAAACAGAATCTCAAATACGAGAATTACTTGCAAATAACAATATTAATTTTCCATCAACAACTCCATACTTTGCTGTTAAACCTGTTTTTGATGAAGAAGCAATTGATGCCGCAACAGGGATGTTAGTTAGAAGAGTTCAAGATCAACATGATCTTTGGGAAGATAGTGGTTTACCATCTGAAAACTCTCTAATAGTATTACCACAAGATGCAGTTATAACTATTCTTGGTGAAACAACATCAATGTTAACTCTTTATTTAGCATGTATATATACATTCAACAAAGAGTTTTATGTAGGAGCTCCAGCTTCACGTTTTATTTGTTATGATGGAACTAATGTTGTAAGTGCTAATATCATGGATGAATTTAGACATATAACAGGTAGAAAGATATTTACAAGAGAAGAATGGAAAGAAAGATGGGAAGAATATCTAGATACATTTTCTCGTATTATTTCAGATAACTTTTTACAAGTTTCTACTGATGCTGGAGATGTTCTTGGAAATCTAAATCCGAATATTAAAAATGATTTAGATAATTTAGCTGCTGATAATATTGAAGTGCTCGGTACCTTATTAACAGATTTAGGGGAATGGGTAAGAAATAATATTAGTTATGGTTTTATTAATCTTAGTTATATTTTATTTGGTTTGGATTCTTTCTTTGGTCAGATGAGTGATGTTGTTGATTTCTTTAAACCTTATAGAGCTCGGTTGATTCCATTAGAACAATTACAATTTAGAAATAGATTATTTAATTCTATTATTATTAATGATGAATTAAAAGCTATAAGTGTAGAACTAGATGTTCATGATTTTGTAACTGGAGATGGTGTTCCGTGTTTAGTAGATTCTACTGCATCTTTATTTTATGCAAGAGAAACATATGATTGTAATTCTTATTTTGATATTGGTGCTGTTACAGATATATCTCAAGATGTATTTATTGAAGTTTATGATGATATACGTGATCGGTTAGCATGTCCATTGGGTATCAGTAATGGTATTAGTGATAGTACAGCCGCTGTTTATATAGCGAGTAACGCAGGAGCACCAGAAGCACCAATAGTTACATCAAATTTAACTGAATTTACTTATCAAACACATGATATAACAAATATAGAAGCTGGTTCAAATACACTAGTGGGTTATCATAAAGAAACACAAATTTCTGGATATTCTTTAACTCTCAATTTATTTAATACAATTGATTCTACTATAGAATTTTATAGCCATATTATAACTGAAAAAAATTTAAATAGCTATACAGCTAAAATTTCTGGTACACCAACAACTTCAAATTATTATATGTCTGCTGATTACGATAACTCTGAATATTCTGGTATTGCACATATTCCTGATGGAACTAATGAGATTAAAATAAGTGTATTAGATTCAACAAGTCCATTGCCAGCAGAAATAGATAGTACTGGTTATACTGTTGCTGTTAGTCTTTCTAATCTTGTGGATGCTAATCCATCAACTTATAATTATACTATCACTAAAAGAACAGAAACATATTTTAAAGTTTTATTTTCAGATAATATGGATTCTAATAATTATTATCTAGATTGGATTATTATAAGTCATCCTAAACAAGGAGTCGAAGAATTATCAATAGCACCTGGTATAACAACAAGAACAATTGCATTTACACCAGCGGAAGTTAATACTAATTATGGAGTAATGTTAGAATTATTAAATGATGTTGATTCTACGTCAGTAATAATACCTTTTATTGTAACTGAAAAAACAATAACTGGTTTTACTGTAACTTTTGAAAGAGAAATTGATACAGATAATTATAAATTAATGTGGTCATTACCCTTTAATTCTTCACTTGAACCAGATGAATATAAGTATTATCAGACAGGGCAATTTGTTAATTTTGATGGGGTTCCACTCGAATCACCTGCGGATTCAACTGGTAATGTATCTGTATATGTTGAAGGAACACAAACAGTGTTTGATTGTAGTTATGGGCGAGATATTGTAGATATAGAAATATCTGATTCAGAATCTTTTTTATTATGGGAAGGTGTTGATGGTATAGGAACAGAAGGATTTCTAACACAAGAAAATGATAGTCCTACTAATGATTCAAGAATATTACTTTAAGAAACTAACCTAATTTATAATTCAGAACAAAATATAAAGTTATAAGGAAAAATAATATGTCAAAAAAAATTAAAACTATAGAAATTTTAGCAAGAGATTTTTATGGAGATACGTGTTTTCTAGATCGAATAAGTGCACAAGATTATAGAAGTGAAAAAACACCTCCGACTGGTTATGTTGAAATATATGAAGAAAATGAGAATGGCAAAAAAAAATTACTTGGTAAACATAATTTAGTGTTATATCAAGGGCGTGAATGGGTTGCACAAAAATTAGTGAATGTAGATAATTCAAATGTAAGTTCTATAAAAGAAGATTTCTTAAGTTGGTTTGGTTTAGGTACAGGAGGAGTAATTCCTGGTGATCCTTTTAATCCATCTCCACCTACATTAACAGATGACGAATTAAGTACATTAACAATGATTGTAGTATCTGATTCATCTGCCGCAGATTACAATGTAATTGATGCAGATCATGATGAAATAGGTAATTATAAAATACCATTTGATTCAGTTGAATTTGAACAAGATGCATTGAATGATGATAAATGGTTAGTAATGAAAATCATAACTACAGTTGCAGCTAATTATGCAAATGGTAATCAACTAAGCGAAGCAGGTCTATATGTTTCCTCTAGTGCTACTGGGGGTTATAGTGGAGATTTTACATTATTTTCGAGAGTAACATTTCCATCATTAGTAAAAACAAGTGATAGACGCTTAATATTCTCTTGGTTTTTATATGTTTAATATTGATAGTTTTATAGAAAGGAAGATAGAAATAATAGATTAATTAAATTGAATAAATTAATAAATAGGAGGTAAAACTCATGGCTAATGTTTCGCCAGGTGTATATACCAAAATTATCGATCTTTCTACATTCGTAGCAGCGGTTCCTTCAACAATAGGATTTATCGCTGGCATCACAGAAAAAGGGGAAGATAACAAGTTAAAATTTATAGGGTCTCGTGCTGAGTTTGTTGGAGAATTTGGAGAGCCTAATATTGCGACTTATGGAAAAAACTATGGACAAGGACCTTATTGTGCATATAATTATTTAGGAGAATCAGGTTCTTTATATTTCATGCGTATTCTTTCTGATAATGCTACATTATCTAATATCAGAATAGATGCAACGGCAGCTCCAGGAGACTCTACTGCTGGAATGCAAATAACATATGTTGCCGGTATGAATAGTACAGATGAATTAGGAACTAATTTAGCACAAGATGGTACTGCTTATCCAATTTGTTTCTTGAATCCAATTGGAAGAGGTCAGTGGTACAATAAAATCAGTGTTCGTTTAACTGAAGTTGCTAATCCAACTATTTGGGAACAATATATCTTAGATATTTATGAAAGACAAAGTGATGGTCAAGATGCTATCATTGAATCTTTTATTGTTTCTTTTGATGTAAGAGCAAAAGATTCAGCTGGAGATTCAGTTTGGATCGTAGATGTTCTACAAAAATATTCTTCAATTATGAGAGCTCAAATGTTTATTGATGAAGATACTGATAGATTCTCAGCTGGTTATGATGCAAATGTTAGAGTTTATGATAATGATTTAGATACTAATGTTGATGCTAATTTAACAGTTGGTTCTGCTGATTTAACAGATAACAAACAAGACTTCTCTGATTGGGAATTATCAGGTGGTGTTGGAGATTATGTTATTGTTGTAAAAGATGCAAAAGGAACTGAGATTTGGGGATGGTGTGGCGAGACTGGTGGTTCTGATGATGAAGTTATTAATGTATATTCTGATAAAGCACTTACTACTCAAACATGGAATGGAGCCGTATCTGATTTTGATATAACTTCAACTCTTGAATATCGTATCAAAAAATCTTATGGTTCTGTTACACAAGCATTTATATCAGCTAACCCTGTTCCATTAAGAAAAGGTACTGATGGTGATTTGTTAGATGATACTGGAGCTTTAGATTCTGTAGAAGCAACTACTCTTTTAAATCAAGCTTATGGCGGTATTATTGATGGTGATGTTTTAGATACAGAAAATGTTTATTTCTCAATGGTGTTTGATTGTGGTTATCCATCTGATGTAAAATCTTCTATTAGTACATTAGTACAAACTAGAAGAGATTGTGTTGCTATTATGGATAATGGAGATAATCCAACTTCTAACTTAGCATTAACAGAAAGATTAGATACTAATACATTTAATAATTATTTCTGTGCATTATATGAATCATATAATAAAGTGTTTGATCCATTTACAGGTCAAGATGCGTGGTTCTCGCCTATATATCATATGTCATATATTTTACCAAGAAATGATAATGTCGCTGAAATTTGGTTTGCTGCAGCTGGTTTTAATAGAGCTGCTATTGATACAATCAAAGAATTGCGTTATAATCCAAGACTTGGTCAAAGAGATCAATTATACTTAAAACAATTAAATCCAATTGTAAAATTTAATCCTGGTTATGTAGTTTGGGGGCAGTTAACAACTCAAGCAAAAGCCAGTGCTTTACAAGATTTAAATATTGTTCGTATGGTTCTTTATATTAAGAGAGCATTTGAAGAGTACTGTCGTTTCTTTATTTTTGAACAAAATGATGAAATTACATGGAGCCAAGTTTCTGGACAACTTGTAGCCTTCTTAGAAGTTATTAGAAGAAAACGTGGATTGAATAATTATTCAGTTGACGTAGGCGCTACTGAGTATGAAAGAAAAACTAAAAAGTTTCATGTAAATGTAACTCTTGATCCAACTAGAACTGTTGAACAAATTGAATTGAATTTCTTTATAGTATAATAACAAAAAAAAGGACTTACATAAAATATTAGTGTAAGTCCTTTTTTCACGTAATTTATTCTTCTTTGTAGTTATTCATTAATATCATTACAGCCATACTTAATAATATCCAATTAAACATTAACCACCACCAACCACACCCAAGAGCCCATAATACATTTAATCCTAAAACTCCTACAAACTCACGATTTGGTTTTATTATCTTATCTAATATAAATAATATTATAAAAAACCACATACTAACGAGAAGTATAAATACATAAATATATGATATCCATAAATATGATTCATAAAAATTTTTAAAAATTCCTAAAGTAAGTACAACAAAACCTAAAGATATTGGATATGGTATGTTTGTAAGTCTTGTTTTTGTTAAAATATGTTTAGTTTTTTTAGATGCTAAATGTCTAGTCACAATTATTCTCCTATTTAAAATAAATGTTTATTCTTATTAGTAATTAATATATATAATAAAACCTTATTATACTTAACAATACTAGTATAAATAAAGAACAAAATATAAAACTTAAGGATTATATAAATGACAAAAAAAATAATAGATGATAATGAATCAATAGGTGGATTTGCTATAGATTCATTTCCTGGAGAAAAGAAGAAAAAGAAAAGAGAAATTATAAGAACTGTCTATCCTGAAAGTAAAGAAGAGAAGTTACCAAAAAGAGCTATGATTGATTTAGATGGCACAATACATGCCTATTCACAAGGTTATAAAGATGGTGAGATTTATGATAACCCTTTCAAGGGAGCAAAAGAAGTTATTGATTGGTTGAAAAGAAATGGTTATGAAATTGTTATCTTTACAACAAGAGCATCTAAAGCAAATGCGGAAGAGTTAGGCGGTGATTTTAAAGAGCAAATTAAAAAAGTAGCAAGATGGTTAAAACAAAATGATATTTATTTTGATAAGATTACAGCTGAGAAATTAGCTGCACAGTTTTACATTGATGATAAGGCAATACATATATCGAATGGTGATTGGAATACTGTCTTAAATGTTATTAAGAAAAGAGATAAATATTTAAAATAATCTGTTAGTTATTTGGTATTTTTTAGAACAAAATATAAAAGAATAATTAATTAGAAAATATAGGAGATTAAAACGATGGGTATGAAATATTCATTTGCTGAACTTGGTCAAAATATGATGACCAGAAAATTTGGCGGAACTACAGTAGGGGTTGCAGATCCTTATACATCAGGATATCATTTTATTTGGTTTGATAAATTGCCACCAGGAATAGTTAAATATACACAAGACTCAGTGAGTGGCATTTCTACTGAAAGTCAAATGAAAAATATTCTTGCAGCATCATGTTTATCAGTTACACCACCAGGTGGAACATTAAATAAAATTGAATTTACAGGTCTTGGTGGAGTTAAATGGGCAGTACCTGGTAACATTGATTATGGAAACACTGTTTCTGTTAAGTTCTTAGAATTCAATAAAACTCCAATTCTTGATATTATGCATAGTTGGGTTAAAATGATTAGAGATTACAGAACAGGAACTTCTGATTTAATAGATGGTGACGAAGGTGAAGGTTATACAAAGAAAACCTATGCTGGTTTGATGTATTACTGGACTACAGCACCTGATGCTAGAACAGTAGAATATTATGCTTGCTATGATGGTATTTTTCCTGGAAAAGATCCTCAAGATTTATTTAGTAGTGATGTTGAAACTGTTGGTAGAGTAGATCTAGAAATTGAATTTAATGTAGATTATGCGTGGCACGAACCTTGGGTTTTAAAAAAATGCCAAGCATTCTCTTCAACCTTTTCAAAACAACTTGAAAATGTTCAAAAATATGGCGAGACATATAAATAATTAAAACTATGGAGATAGTAAAGATGGATATTAATAAAATGAAAGTTGGACTTTCTTATATATTTTTTGAAAATCAAAAAATGGATGAGATGACTAAGAAACAAGTTTTAAGTTACATTGAAGTAGCAAATATGGAACAATTAAAACTTTTAGCTTTGGATGGTGATATACATGCCAAATTAACTAAAGATGCAAAAAAGATTATCGACGTTCGCTTCAATGAAGATGTTGAGTTAATGACTAAAATTGATAAAGCTGCATTACAAGGGATTAAAGAACTTGTAGAAATTAAAAAAAAAGTCGACAGTAAAGTAATTAAAGAAGAAATAATAAAATATACGGGTGCTCAAATTGTAAAGTTAGCTCGCCAACATGGCAATACAGTTAAAAAACAATTAAAAGCTGGATGTGAAAAATGGTCTATTAAAGCTCCTTTTAAAGGACAAGAATATAGAGATAAAATGATGTCTTGTAAAGCAAAAGCATCTATTAAAGGTTTAAATGCTTCTGGAATGTATGCTAAAAAATTACTTAGTCATTGTAAAGATGGTTTGAAATGCAAGAAAGATATTTCTAATTTTTTGATAGATTTAAAAGGTGAAATTAAAGACAATCAAAGATATGTAAAATAAACAAGAAAGGAAAAAAGAAAATGTTTAAAGGATTTGAAGTACAGTACCCCGAATATGAGGTTATAACTCCTCATACAGGAAAATCTTATACAGTTAGATCATTAAATGTACAAGATGAAGAAAAATTAAAAGGTAGTTTAGTAACTCCTACAAAAGTTGCTGAACATTTAAATAATTGTATTTATAGTTCATTGACTTCTAAACCAGAAGAAATTGATAGTATGGATGCTTTTTTAAAAAATACTACATTAAAAGATAGAGATGCTCTTTTATATGGTTTATATCATGTTTCTTATGAAGAAATTAGAAATTATGAAATTAATTGTAAAAGTTGTGGTAAACAGCATTCAGTAACTGTACAAGCATCAAGTACATTTAATTTCAAACCATATCCAGATAAAAAAGCAATTCTTTCAAAAAAAGAGAAAGTTGAATTACCAGGATTAAAGGGGGTTTCAGCTTATATTAAACAACCTACATTATTTGATGAGATTAATAATATAAAACTTTTGTCAAATAGACCTGGTAATAGTTTAGAATTAATAACTGAAACTTTAATTATTGATCGTTTTGAAGAAATGCCTCAAGAGTCGAAAGAGCCTGTTACATACATTGATCGTATTGATATTATGGATGCTTATTTGCAATTAACTGCAAAAGATAAGAGAGCTATATATAAAGCTTATGAAGATAATTTTGGAAATTATGGCATTGAACTTAAAATGTCAAGTGTTTGTCCAAGTTGTTCTCACCAAGATATTTATGATATTGATCTTGTGGAAAGCTTTTTTCGCGCATTGTTTTCAGCCTGATGATGTAGTAGAGTTTAAAAGCAATCTTGCTGAGAACATATTCTCATGTATGGAATTAAGTGGACAATCATATATTGATATTACATTTATGCCCATCAAACGTTTTTTAGATTACCTTAAATGGAAATCTAATTTAGAAGACGATAAACAGAAAAAATACGCAGAGGAAAGTAAAAAATATGGCTAATCTATTAAATAGATTTAATGAATCTGTTGCTGGTTCTAATACTAAGATAGCTGATTATCTTTCAACTGTTGCAGTTGCGGGTGATTTTAGACGAATACGAAATTTAGAAGTAATATTGAATTCTTGGAATAATATATTGATAACGCCAAGAAGAAGTTATCAATATGACCCTGAATATGGTAGTGATTTATATAAATTAGTTTTTGAACCTGCTGATGATATAACCCTTGATAAAGTTATAAATGAAGTAAAAAATACTTTAATGAGATATGATGATCGTGCAACTATTGATGATATTGATGTAATATTTTTTTCAAATCAAAAAGGGTTCTCTTTAACTATTGATGTAGAATATGAAGGGGATAAAAAACAATTAAACACAATTTTAGATGAATCCACTTATTTTAAATTTTTTGAGACAACAGATAATTTTTAGGGGTAAATATGATTATACAAGAAGATAAAAATATACTGCAAGAGGTTGGTAAAGAATATTTATTACATATTTCATATACCAGTCCATTAATAAAATCAAGATTATCTTTTAAAGAACATATTGAACTCTGTAAGTGTATTAATGAATTAAGTTACGAGGAAGTTATTGGATTAACTATTACAGAAAGTATTAGAGATTTTGAATCGAAATTTTCTAAATTCTTAAAATATAGTTTTGCTCAAGTTGCAGGATTAGCTGCTGGAGCAGCTGCTGGAGCAGGGATATTAGGAACAATAGCTGGTGGTGTTCTTGGTCCTCCTGTTGCTATGTTTATTTTATATACATACAGAAAATTAACTGATACTTGTAATGTAGCTTGTAGTCATAAAAGAATACTTTCAAATGCAAAAAAAATCTGTCGATATGATTGTCAGGTAAGAGCTTCATTAAAAATAGCAAATACATTAAGATCTGAAATTAGTAGATGTAATCAGGTAAGTAAACCTGAGGCTTGTAAGAAGAAATTAGAAAAACAATATATTGTATGGGTTAAAAGAGTGCAACAACAAAAAACAAAATTAGCCAAAGCAAAAATTGGAACAGAAGCGAGAGCTCGAAAACAAAAAGATAAAGAAATGCAGAAAAGATTAAAAACATTGAGAGCGAGCTTTCAATTATCTCAAGATAAATTAGTTGATTTAATTTCTGAAAATGAATATTTAAGAAAGAATACAACATTCAAACAACATTTAGAAATTTATCATACAGTAATAAATTTAAAAGAAGAAGAAAAAGTTATAGTTAAAACTCATAAAATAGATCCAAAGAAGGAAAAAAATATTCGTTATGCTCTTTATGTTGGTTTATGGGTTATTCCTGTACCATTTTTTAATGATGTTATTAATTATTTAATAAAAAAGAATAATATAAAATGTATAGCTAAATGTATAAAACAAAGAAAATATTCACAGAAATTGTGTAGAAATCAATGTACTTATTTATCAGCAAGAACAGCTATTTCTTTTTTAAACAAAGAATTACCTAAATGCCAAAAAGCTAAAAATCCAGTAAAGTGCCAACATAAAATTCAAAATATGTTAGGTGATTGGAAGCAACGAGAAATAGAAGCCAGGATAAAATATAAAAATCGACTTGATGATGAATTAAGAAAAGCCAAAGAAAAAGAACAAAAAGCTGCGAGTAAACAATAAATGCCTATTCAAAATTATGAAAGATTATATGATTATGTTCATGAGTATCAAGAATTACTTTATGATTATTATGCTGAACATGCTCCACGATTTTTAGTAACATATTATAATCTTAATTATGAAGAAACTGTTTGGGATGATGAAAACTTAATGGGTGGAGCATATAGACAAACAGGGGATCTTTCTGGAATTAAAAGAAATAAAATATTATTATTGCCTGTATATTTCCCTGAAGAAATAACAACAATTTTTGAAGGGGATGAAAGTGGTTATATTAAAAATGGAGAAACATCTATAATAATTCCAAGTAAGCATGGATTCACTCCACAACCAAATGATTTTGTAAAATTTGAACAAGATTATTTAAGACAAAAAAATGACACATACCCTATATTTAATGTAACAGGCGTAGAGATACATCCCAATACTGATAAAAGATATTGGAAATTAAAATTAAAAGTTTACCAAAGCAAAACAACAACAGAATTAGATGAGCAAGTTGTAAACACATATTCCTTTGTAGAATTTAATAAACAAATACATACATTTGAAGATGCACAATTTATATCTAGATTGTTATATAAACATTCATTATTAAGTCCAATATTAAAAGATAAATTATTTGATAAACGAGCAGGGTTTTATTTCCCTGAAAGATAAAAGGAGTTAACAGATGGCTGATACGCTATTATCGGAACAGATATTTTTGTCTCGAGATTCTATCCGTGAATTAATTAGCACAGAAGTAAAAAGATATTTAGAACTTGAAAATGTAGATCTTACTAAGTCATCATTTCTCAGTTTTTTAATAGATACAATTTCTACCTTAACTGGCAATTTATTATTTTATCAGTTATCAATATATAGAGAATTCTTTCTCACTAAAGCTCAATTGCCAGAATCAATTTTAAACCTTTCCTCATTTCTTGGCTACAATACTGTTGAAGCAACACCATCTACTGCCAATGTATTATTAACTTTTTCTTTTGGTTTTGATGATGCAGATACTCAATTTGTAATACCCGAAGGTTTTAAATTTAATGCTAGTGGAGAAGTTGAATTTGTTACAACATACTCAACAACAATTAGCGTAACTAATAATTCTACAGTTTCAATAGTTGTTATAGAACAGAATAAAAAATATAATTTACCAATAGATATAGATAGTGAAGGTTTTAGTTTTATATTACCACTTGAACAATCTAATATACAAGAACAAGAATTTCAAATTGATTCTGATATTCGTGAATTTCAATTTGTTACTTTAAATGTTCCTATTACTGGTGAGGTTGCTTCATTAGAAGTTCAAATCCAAAACCCAGGAAGTTCATCTTTAACAACTTGGACAGAATTTAATTCATTATTTTTAATGACTGAAATAGATAAAGGTTTTGTTTCTAAAAGAACTGATACCGGTCGTTTATTAACTTTTGGTAATGGTTTAATTGGTGTTCAACCAGAACCTGGAGCTACAGTTTATGTAACTATTGTAACAACAAGTGGATCTGCAGGGAATGTAATAGCTGGTTCTATAAAAGATGGTGAAAGAATTTATTTAACCACTGAAGCTGGAACAACAGAAATAGTTAATTATGAAGTTGTTAATACATCAAGTGCTTTTGGTGGAATAGATGAAGAATCACTTGAAGAAATAAGAAGAAATTCAATAGCATCAATTAGATCATTAGAAAGATTAGTTACGTTAGGTGATTATAAAGATATTAATGTTGTTGAACCTAATATTCCTCTTGCACAAAATTCTTTACCTATACTTAAACGTTCTGATTTACAAGTAAATGAAATTGAATTATTTAGTGCACTTCTTTTTGGGACAGGTTCCGCATTAATTGAAAATTTGGTTCCTACTAGAAATGCTGTTTTTACTTTACCATTAACAAGAGAAAGAATATTAAGAAATGAGCTTATTACTATTGGCAGCGATCAATATTATAATCTTTTTGAAATTGAATTGAATCAACATAATACAGTTGGTGAGTATGAA